GTGACTGACGATAAATTTTTCAAGTCATTGTTGAGAGGATTATTATCTTTATGGTGAATATCACGACCATCACCATCTACTGCCATACCCGCTCTGACAGCAGCGCGTCTAGCTCTTTTTCTAGCTGCGTTTCTTTTCATCTGCTCCGGAGTACCAAGATAGTTTTCACGCTCTTTCTTGTAGTCTCTTTCACCTATATATTCTATAAAGCTTTTCATTACTGAGTTACCCAAGCCATATTATTTTCCTATTTTATCTAAAGTCACATGAATATCTTTTCTAAGCTTGGCATAACCACTAGGACTATCTAATTCAACATGAGTGCGTATATGTTTCCTTAGCTCATCTTCATGCTTTGGAAATCTTTTTATAATAGGTTGCAAAAACTTAGTAGGACTATGCATTTTATTATTTGATTCTTTTGCCTTTTTTACAGCAACCCCGTCTGCAAATTTACTAAAAGTTTTAATCATATTAAGTCTGCCTTTTTATTGCGTTATTTTATACTATTTATATGTTTTAGCAAATCGTCTTTGTTCGTTTTACCTGTTCGGATAGAAAATTCTAATGCAGATTGCATTGCATCGCCAATCGCTTTACCTTTAAATCCAGCTTTAGCTGCGTCTCTACCATCTATCGGCATGTCTTTTACTGAAATATATTTTATACCCTTTAGTCTACTCGACAGCGTTTTAGATCCTTTTGCGGATAAAAATGTGTCTATAGCTCTAACATCAACACCTTTGGCATAGTTTGCAAGCTCAACATTATTCATACCTTCTTTCCAATCTACGACATTTTGGACAATTTTTGCATCCGTATTCGAAAGTCGTATGACTGTTTTGCCAGTTGTACCTGCTTTGTTTCCGTAGTCGCTAAGTAATATTCCCATGAATACAGCAAAATCGCTTTTGCCAAGAGCGTCTATTGTTTTTAAATCGTTTGATTTTAATTTAATTGATTTAAATATATTTTTCATCAAACCAGAATCGAATAATATTTTTACACCAATACTAGGTTTCTTAGATTTGCTGAAAAGCTTTTTAAATTCTTCTTGGAATCTATCTGCGGAAATGGTAGAGATAGTGCTTGCTCTTTTCTTCATTTCCTTGTATGTCTCTTTTTCGATAGTAAAATCAAATCTTGATGCAAACTGCACCGCTCGAAACATTCTGAGAGGATCATCCTCGAACGAGGTTGGACTGATCATGCGGATTTGCTTATTCTTTATATCCTTCATGCCCTTACCATCAACATCTATTATCTCGCCAGTGTCAATATCTTTCGCTAGTGCATTTATCCAAAAATCGCGTCTTAGCTGATCTTGCTGTAGCGTAATGCCTTTTCCAAGCTCTACTTCAAAGTCTTTATGACCTGAGCCTGTGCTTTTTGAGTCAATTCTTGGCACAGAAATATCTACATCCTCAGCTTCAGTAGAGCCTGTAGGAATAAATTTTAGAATACCGAACGACTTGCCTACCATGTTGACTTTACCATGAGGCTTTAGAATTTTTTCTATATCATCCAACTCGATTCCAACAATGATAATGTCAAGATCCTTAGATATTTTACCTATCATTTCATCACGAACAACACCACCTATTTGATAGATTTTACCACCAGCTTTTTTGATTGCTTTTCGTATCTGCGTTGACAGAAGGTCATCAACCATACTTTCATTCAGATGAGATAGAAAACTTTTCATGGTTTATTCCTTACCAGTGCTGTACATCTGGATATCTGACAATTGCTCTAATTGCTCTTACGGCTAGCTTTGCTGTCGGATCACCCCTATCATATAATACAACCTCTGTACCATTTACAAAATCTGATACATTCACACCTTTGCCTATAAGAGACATGGTTCTGTGTAAATAATCATTTTCGTCGTAATCATTTTCAAATCCTGCTTTGCCTCGAACCTCAACCCACTTACTGCCTGGTAATGGTCGAATCCTTAGGATACCCATCTTACCTTGCCTGATATAGGTCAATGCATAAGATTCTTTTTTCTTACGTTGATTTTTCGTCAATTCAGTTATAAACCTAGTAAAGGATTTCATACTGTTTTTCCTTTCACATAAGGTTTTATAATAGTTTCGATGTTTTTTATAATTTTCTTATGTGTAGGACTAAGATCCTTACGATCAGCTTTTACAGCGTCTAACGCTAGTTTTGTATCCCCAGCATATTTCTTTTGCCAAGATGCTGGTTGCTTTGCAATATCAGATACATTTGCTAATCTATCAGCGAGTTTAATAACAAGCGCCCAGCTTGTCATGTTGACCATTTTGCCTTTGATATATTCACCTTTGCCGCCGGCAGCTTCGAGGTCGTCTTTCTTAGTTGTCAATTGATCAACTAAATTTGCAACTAATCCACCAAACTGTTTGACCAAATCATCGTGCGACAAGTCAGTGTCCTCTAACGTATCGTGCAGATATGCAGCTTGAACCAGTGCAGATAGATTTGAAGATTTAGGTTTGAATTTTGCAACTATTTTTGCAACTTCTTTTGGATGAGCAATATATTTGCCACCGCTTTTTCTAAATTGTCCTTCGTGTGCTTTTGTAGCAACTCTTAATGCACTTAGGGCGCTTTCATTAAGCATATGAGACTTAAAAGATTTCATATCTTTTTTCCTTGACTGATTCTATTTCTTATATTTAGACTAACATGCTAATCTAATTATGTCAATAGTAGATTTACTTTTTTCCGATGTTATATTTGGGACACAATTCCCAATTTACTTTTTCTTTAAAAGGAATAATCTTAATCTGTCGCAGAGGTGCCATAATTTCGGCTGCCTTACCATTAACTAAAGTAATCAATCCCCAATCAGAAATGAGTGTCGCTATAGTGTTTCTTCTGGCAACATCGCTTTCTTCAAGGTTAGATTTTTTACCATCTAGTAGAAATAGTTCCTTAAAATGTACTATAAAGTATCTACCCTGCTTATGCAGAATATGACACGATTGAAATAATTTGTTCTCTTTTCTACTCGAAACACCGATCCTAGTTAAAGTTTCCCGAACCTTCAGAAAATCGTCTGGTTCGTTTAAGGTAATCTCTAACATGGATTCAGGGGTCCAAGCAACTATATTTGATTCATCCATTGTCAACTCACTTTTTTTCTTATATTTTCATTACATGACAATGCTATTTATACATTTTAAGAATTTACGTTATCGCGCTTTTTTACCACCTCTACTCAACTTTTGTTTAATATGGTCCAAATGCTCTTTCGAAATAAGAGATAGCACTTCTTTAGCACGAGGATTTGAGTATCCGTAATACTCTTTGATTAGCTCTAAGTTTCCGACTTTCTCTGCTTTGAACCACTTAGAAAATCGTTTACGTTTTCTTACCATATTATTCAAAAAGTCGTACTGCATTCTAGCAGGAATGGTATGGTTAATATTCATTTGATTTGCAATACCAATAGTATCGTGAAAATAAGATAAACCTCGATTTACCATCCAGCTGCTATACGCTTTTTCCGCTAAATCGTCTACCATAATATCGTCTTTTTTCATATTGATTGAATTTAAATAATCGAAATGATTCATTATAATGCCTCTATAATCGTCTGCATACGCATCACATCCATCACAACATCGTGCCGAGCATCATGCGCTATGAATTTTTCTTTGCAGCCGTCAGGAATATAACTGTTTCTTGTATTTGATCCATATAAGAGACCGTCAAGATATGATCTTGTATCGCGTACCATCCAGAAAGGATACGGAATAGCATTTCCTGTTTCTTTTAAGATGCCTTCAAGAATAGGAATATCAAATGTGTTGCCACGAGTGAATACAGTCTTTAGATTATTCATGTTTACATTTATTACGAAAAAGTTATACAGCTTGTCGATAGATTGATCAATACTAGGATCAGGATCAAGAACTTTTTTAGCTTCAGGACCTTGCGTATTCCACCAATCTAATGTACCTTTCTGAATTTTTCTATCATATTTCTTAACTTGCTCAGTAACATCAAATTTCATATATTTTGTATTTTCTAGCAATTCCTCATAAGTATAAGGATCATTGCTGAATCTACCACTTGTATATGTAAGTAATCCTATAGATAGGACAACACCTCTATTGACGTCCGAAGAAAGGGTCTCAAAATCAAAAATTACGCAATCATCTGCTGACATTATAGCCACTCCACATTAGACATTAATTCTGTTAAACACGCTACCGTATTGATTTCTGCATCGGCAACAAATGCATTTTTATATTGATAATCTGCAAGAATAAGAACAACAGCAGGTAAACTCGTTGGCTTAACAGTAGCAGACATTTTATCATAAATGCCGCGAAAAATAGCACTACTGTCAGTATCCATATTATTTGCAACCCAGATACGCATTTTCTTGAAATCTTTATCTTTAAGCAGTTTTATGAGAGTACTAATTTCATCCATGCCAGAACTACTAGAACTACCAGCACTAAGTACACCGCCGATAGACCGTCTCTGTACTTCATTTAATACCCTTCTCCAGTCAGGAGCATGTTTTAATATAATTTCACCAACATCAGGATCGTTATATTCAACACCCTCAGTTTCTAAAATAACTTTCAATCTTTTCATAAACTGGCTAGCTAATGATGCCATCGCTTTTTTAGATGTATTGAAGTCATATACACCACACCGAGAGTGTAAAGGTTCAATGATGCGGTTTTTAAAATTACAAGTTAGAATAAATCTACAATTATTAGAAAATTCTTCAATGAAGCCGCGCAGTGCTGGTTGTGTAGATTGTGGATTTAGATAATCTGCCTCGTCGAGAATAACAACTTTGTATCCACCCTGTAATGATACTGTTGATGCAAACTGTCTAACTTTACCACGCAAAGTGTCGATATTACCCTCTTCACTTCCGTTGATTACTAGATAATCTAAATCTAGCATTTTACATATAGCTTTTGCAGCCGTAGTCTTACCACAACCCGCTGTACCAGAAAATAACATATTTGGTATTTCACCAGTTTTTATCACTTCAGTCAAAGTGTATTTCAAATCTTTTGGCAAAATAGTTTCATCTATCGTAGTCGGGCGATACTTTTCTACCCATAGGAATTCATCACTCATCTAATATCTTTCGCTTTGTTCATCATATAATAACACATTAGTTGCCTAATGTCAAGTGGTAAGGGAGAGCATTTGCTCTCCCCCAACTTCATTTTCATTCTTCAGCTTGCTCTTGTTTATAGTTTTCTACAACCTGCACTCCCTGCGTACATTGATCACGTAACTGACCGATAGTTGAAAGTTCTTCTCCTCTAAAACCACCGCGTTGTGTAACTGTGTCAATAACAGCAATAGCACTCCGCGAAATTTGATTCATAAGGTCATATGCTTTTTTATGTGGATCTTTATCAGCCATTTTTAATTTACTCTCCGTAAGTTGATGTTTTTTCAAGTGCAATCCAATATTGCAGTCCGTTCTCAGTATTAGTTAGTTTTGAAATTAGTTTAGATGAAATTTCAACATCATAAGTCCCTGTAAGAATTTTAAGATTATTAATATTATACACGAATTTATATGTAGCAATATCAGAAGTGGCAGGGATATCAATAGAATAAGTATTTGCGGTTGCATTCTCTAAAGTGGTTACTGTCAATTTAGCAAGACCGTCACCACCATCTTGAATAACTAATTCTGAATGTCCAAGAGCGCTGGCAGCTGCCTTGATATTTCCAAGTGTGTTTTCGTCTAGGGTCAGTTTAATATTGCCTTCTGGCATTCTAACATCTTTAGTGGTTTTTGTGAG